GCTGCGATGCGTGCCTATTTTAATGTGGATGAGTTCAAAGCAAGCGATCGAAAGTATAAATGGACCGTAGAGGAACTTGCAAAATTACCCATCAAATGGTATGGGGGAGCAGATTTGTCCAAGCTCCACGATTTAACGGCGGTAGCTTTATACGGGCATTACCAAGGGGTAGATATCGCCATCACTCATGCGTGGTTTCCAGTCGTTACCGCCACGAAAAAAGCAGAAAAGGACAACATTCCCTTGTTTGGTTGGCGGGAGGATGGATGGCTCACGATGTGTAATGCACCAACGGTAAACTATGCGGAAGTCGTTCAATGGTTTGTCACCATGAAGAAAAAAGGATTTCGCATTCGTCAAGTTGGATTCGATCGAAAATTCGGACGTGAATTCTTTCTAGGGATGAAACAACAAGGGTTTTCGGTGATCGACCAACCTCAATATTTTTATAAAAAGTCGGAGGGTTTTCGGCGCATCGAAAAGATGACAAAAGACGGAAAGTTTTACTATTTACACTCCCAAGCCTTTGAATATTGTGTCCAGAACGTACATGCCATTGAAAAAACAGATGACATGATCCAATACGAAAAAGTGATGCCTGAACAACGGATTGATATCTTCGATGCAGCTGTATTTGGGGCTATTCGCATGGTAGAAGGAGAAGAAAAAGCATCAATAGCAAAAAAATGGATGGAGGGTTAACATGCGGTTTTGGAAACGAAAAACAAGGGCAGACCCTACGGTAGGTTGGTTTCTAACCGATGAAGCCCACGACACACTTTCGGTTGCTGGTTATAAGCGCATGAGCGATTGTCCAGAAGTAAAAATGGCGATACACAAAATAGCCGATCTCATTAGCTCGATGACGATACACTTGATGCAAAATACAAAGGAAGGGGATATTCGGAAACAAAATCAGCTGTCAAGGAAACTGGATGTGAATCCATACCAGTTGATGACGCGTAAAGCGTGGGTATATCACATTGTGTACACGCTATTGCTAGAGGGAAACTGTGTCGTGTATCCGAAAATGATGGACGGTTTCCTTGATGATCTGATCCCCATGAAACCGTCCATTGTATCCTTTCAAGAGACCGAAACCGCTTATCGTGTGCACTATCAGGGAAAAACGTATGCGCATGATGAAGTTCTGCACTTCACGATGAATCCGGATTCCGACCGTCCATGGATGGGGGCGGGATATCGGATACAACTTCGAGAGGTGGTGGACAATCTCAAACAGGCAACCCAGACCAAGAAAAGCTTCATGTCGGATAAGTGGAAGCCATCGATCATTGTTTCGGTGGATGCGATGAGCGAAGAACTTGCGAGTGAAGAGGGGCGAAGCAAACTTTTGAAACGCTACATTTCCGAGACGGGTGGCGGGAAACCGTGGATTATTCCAGCGGAAATGTTCAAAGTTGAGCAGGTGAAACCACTTACGTTAAAAGATTTAGCACTAAACGAAGCGGTTCAAATCGATAAACGAACGATTGCAGGGCTATTTGGGGTACCTGCTTTTTTCGTGGGTGTTGGGGATTGTAACAAGGACGAATACAACCTGTTCATTGACTCTACGCTGCTGCCGATTGCCAAAGGGATTGAACAAGAGTTAACGCGTAAGTTGTTGTACAGTCCAGATTTATTCTTCCGATTCAATGCACGAAGTTTATATTGTTATAACACCAAAGAACTTGCCGATGTGGGAAGCAATATGTACGTACGTGGGATCATGACGGGAAATGAAGTACGGGATTGGTTAGGGATGTCTCCACTCGAAGGACTATCCGAACGAGTGATATTAGAAAACTATATCCCAGCGGGCATGATTGGAGACCAGAAGAAATTGAAAAAAAGTGGTGAGGAAGATGACTAGAGAGGCAAAGCAAACGAGAAGCATGCCCTCTCAACTACGAGCTGAAGTCGATTGTGAAGAACGATACATTGAAGGTTACTTTGCCGTGTTCAACCAGCAGACCGAGCTATGGCGGGGTGCATTTGAGGAGATTGCTCCGGAGGCATTCAGCGAAACACTCGGAAACGATATTCGTGCGCTCATTAACCACGATACCACGCTCGTCATGGGGCGAAACAAGGCGGGTACTTTGGAGTTGCGTGCGGACAGCCATGGGCTATGGGGGCGTATTCGGATAAATTCCCATGATTCCGATGCGATGAACATGTACGAGCGTGTAAAACGTGGAGATGTCGATCAATGTTCCTTCGGTTTCAATGTCATCCAAGAAGAAACAGACTTTCGGGAAGACGGAACGGTGAAATGGACGCTGCGGAAAATCGACTTGCATGAAGTATCGGTTTGTACGTTTCCAGCTTACGCCGAAACAGGCGTACAAGCCCGAAAAGCGGAAGTCGCCCAACAGCAAGAGAGACAACTCCAACAACGAAAACACCAATTGAGGGAGAGGGTAAAGAAACTATGCTAAAGCAATTGATGATACGAAAGAAAAAAGAGCAGCGACAAGCTGCATTCGCCGAACTGATTGAACAAGAATGCAGCATTCAAAAGCGTTCCGAGGAGCTAGAAACCGCCGTAGAAGCAGCGAAGACAGAGGAAGAAATGGCAACAGTTGAAGAAGAAGTGGGGAAATTAGAGGCAGAGAAGACGGAGCTAGCTTCTAAGAAATCTAAATTAGAAGGAGAAATTGCAGAACTTGAAGGAGAGCTAGAACAACTGAATAGCAAAGAACCAAAAAACAGCAAACGGGAGAAGGGGGATGTTGGAGTGGCGACCAGAGAAAGGAATACAGAATATTTTACGCGTGAGGTAGAAGACTTCTATGATGAGTTACGTACGCGGTTACATTCACGGGCAAATGGACAAGTACTTCCCACAACAGCGGAAGGAGCAGAACTGATTATTCCGGATATTGTCGTTAACCGAATTCGTGAACGAATTGGGGACTTTACCACGCTATATCCGCTTGTGGATCTCGTACGTGCAAGTGGAAGAGTAAAACTCATTTTGGATGTAGATACAACAGAAGCGACATGGGTGGAACAAAGAAGTGCGATTCCAGAAAATGACGATGCCAAATTGTCGGCGGTTGAATTTGATGGATTTAAAGTCGGACGCGTCGTTTATATCGACAATTCTTTGCTTGAAGATAGTGTCATTAACCTTGACGATTACCTCACCAAACGAATTGCCCGATCCATTGCAAAAGCGTTGGATAAAGCCATCCTGACAGGGACAGGCAGAAAAGACAAACAGCCCGAAGGGATCTTACCTGCGATTCCGACTGCACATCAAAAAACGGCTACCGCTAAATATGAGGAACTCATTCCGTTACTGGGGCTCATTGACACAGGAAATGATGCGATCGGAGAAATTATTGCCGTTATTCATCGGCAAACGTACTATAGCAAGTTAGCCAATCTTACGTTGCATACAACGAAGGATGGGAAAGATGTCGTCATGTTGCCGAACTTGTCCCAACCCAATTTTTTGGGTTTGCGTGTTGTGTTTAGCAACTATATGCCTAAGGATAAAGTGTTGTTTGGCGTATTTGATAAATATACACTCATTGAGCGTGAAGGTACCCGTATTGATATGTCTGCCCATTATAAATTTCGGGAAGACCAGACCGCCATACGTGGGATCGGAAGATATGATGGAAAACCCGTGGATCCGAATGCCTTCATATTGGTAGATATTTCTGCGTCAGCGAAAGCAACGAAATCAGCAACGAAACAAAACGGAGAATAGAAAGTGGATATTCAAGTTGCGGTTTCATTAGTAAAAGAAGGGCTAGGCATTCGAACCAACGTACGAGATAGCTACCTCGCTACGTTGGTTCAGGGTGTAGTCAAAGAATTAGAAGATGAGAAAGGGTTGAGGGTAGACAGCTCAAACTTGTATCATCTTCTTTTTATTCGGGATTATGCCGTGTGGCGGTATCAGAGTGTAGGGAGAGACGGGGCGATGCCTACCCATTTGAAACAACGGCTATATAATTTCATGATTCATGTAGGAGGACAGGGTGATGATCAGACTTTGGAAGGAACGGGTCGTCTTGATTGCTAGAGGCAACCCACAAGAAGATGAAGCGGGGTATCCGCTCCCTGTGGAAGAGACACAACGAGAGGTTTTAGCCAATAAGCGAAGTGTCAAGCAATCTGAATTTTACGCTGCGGCACAAAACGGATTACAAGCAGACATTCGGTTTGAGCTTCACTTATTTGAGTACGAAGGGGAACGAATCCTTGAACACGAAGGGAAACGCTACGAAGTCGTGCGAACATACGAGATTTCCAGCGAAATCATGGAGTTGACCTGTTCAATCACGTCTCCCAAACAGAAGGTGGGCACGGATGGCAAACATTGAACTTCAAGGCGTAAATCAACTGCTAGAAAATCTGCGCACGCATTTAGGTGCGGGAGCTGAACGAGTTGCCCATAAAGCGTTACGTGAAGCAGGGGAAATGATTGCCGAAGCACAGCGGTCAAAAGTAGCCGTAAGCGATAAAAATCAATTGCATATACGGGACAACATTAAAGTGTCTGTGGTGAAAAACGAAGACGGGGGAAAAATCGTAGAGATAGGTGCAGGAAAAGGAGACGAAGAAACGGGCTGGCGGGTACATTTTTTGGAGTTTGGGACAGGTCAACGTGGGCAACAATCGCCATCTCCTCCCAAGCCAAAGAAGGATGTCGATTACCGTCAAGATTGGGTAGGGATGGCTGCCCAGCCGTTTATTTATCCAGCTTTCCACGAAAACAAAGAGGCAGTCAAAGCGTATCTAGCCGATGAACTTCGGAAAGGAGTGCGTGGATGATTGATTTGAAACCTCAAATTGTACAAGCGTTGCGCAATGCTGCAGCGCTGGTTGACTTGCTAGGAGGAAGAAAAATATGGGCACAACTTGCCCCTGTGGATACGTTATTCCCCTATATCACTTTTTTTGAGATAGTGAACACCGACACAGGATACGCAGATAACCAAGCCCATGGTAGTGAAATACACGTGCAAGTAGATATTTGGGCAAGTGGATCAACGAGTCAGCTTGCGATTGAAACGAATCAAGTGATGGAAGCGATCGGATTTATACGTACGAGTAGTATAGATGGGTATGATCGAGAGGCAAAAACGTATCGAAAAATATTGAGATACAAAACGATAACAAGGAGATGATGAGCATGGCTACAGTACCGATTGGATTACGTAACATGTATTACGCCCGATTGATAAAAGATGATCGAACAGGTGTGGAGTATGAAACACCGAAACACCTTGCGCCAGCGATTACCGCAACGATTACACCAGCGGTGAACTCGGCAACGATGCATGCGGATAATGCACCGCTGATAACCGCAAATGCACTTGGCGAAATTACAGTAGAAATTAATGTGTCCGATCTCTCCTTCCCGATTCAAGCGGATTTACTGGGGCTGAAAATGAATGCAGACGGGGTGTTGATAGACAACGAGACGGACCAAGCCCCAGAAGTTGCCCTTGCCTTTGAGCGGACGACCGTAGACGGGACATCCCGATATACGTGGCTCTTAAAAGGGCGATTTAAATTACCCTCTGAAGAAGCGAAAACGGTAGCGGGGACACCCGATTTTCAAACCCCAAAAATGAGCGGTGTATTTGTCAGACGCATGTTCGATGGACACTGGCGGTTTCGTGTGGATAGCGGAGCAGCTGGTGTAAAACCCGAAATCCTGACAAACTGGTTTCACCGCGTGTATTCAACGGGGAAAAATAAGTAACCTTGATGACTTTAGGAGGGAAATCCATGACGAATAATATGAAAATACCGAAAATACCGATTCATTTGGAAAAAGAACGGTATATTGTATTTGATTTAAATGCATTGTGTGCGTTAGAAGATAAATTCGGAGACTTTTCCAAGGCGATGGACAATTTTAAATCAGGAAAGGTGAAAGCCGTACGTACGTTTTTATGGGCAGGACTTGTCCATGAGGATCCAACGTTAACCGAAGAGCAGGTAGGGGCTTCGATTACGATGCTGAACATCGAAGAAATTTCCCTTGCTTTGGTAGAAGCCATATCGGCTAGTTTTCCGCAAGTAAAAAACGTGAATACCAGTCTCACGTTGGAAGAGATCGTGAAGAATGCGGGTGGGACTGGGACTGGATCTACTATATAGGCACCATCTTGTTAGGGATGCCTGAAGAGACGTTTTGGCGCTGTACGTTCCGTAAATTATTTGCGCTGTTTGAAATCTATAAAAAAGTAAATGGGATTGCCCCAGACGAGCAGACACCGAGCCTATCTCCATCCGCTTATCTCGACCCATTTATTTAGGGGGGTGAGGGGATGACGGAGGAAATCGAAATTGCCAATCTGGTGACGCGCATTACGCTAGACGATACCCACATTGAGCAAACATTAGCACAATTAAACCGACAAATGAGTGTCGTGACCACTGAATTTCGGGCAGCCTCCGCTAAATTGGGAGACGTGACGAATAGCGAAGTGGCACTAAAACAGAAATCAGAAGCACTTACGCAACAGTTGCAGATTCAGCAGCGGCGCATCGTTCTGTTGAACGATAAATTCAGCGAGATGGTGAGCACAAAAGGGAAAGATGCACGAGAGACACAAAAACTAGAAGTGCAACTGAATCGAGCGGTTACGACTTATAACCGCATGCACCACGAACTCCAGCGAACGAGCGATCAACTGCAAAAACAAACGTCCGTATTACATCGACTGGGTAACGCACTGGATGTCACGTCAAAAAAAGCCGCACATATTGGGCGTAAGATGACAGATGTCGGACAAAGCTTATCGCTTTTTGTGACAGCTCCGTTATTGGCCGTAGGTACAGCAGCCACGAAAACAAGCATTGAATTCGATTCTGCGTTTGCAGGCGTAAAAAAAACGGTAGATGGAACGGAAAAAGAGTTGGCAGAGATTGAAAAAAGGATCATGGAGATGTCCAAAAACATCCCTGTTACTGCGACAGCCATTGCCAAAGTCGTCGAAACAGCTGGACAACTTGGCGTAGCGAAAGATTCGATAATGAGTTTTACTCGTACGGTGACCGACTTGGGTGTCGCGACAAACCTAACCTCCGAAGATGCGGCCACCTCATTCGCACGAATGGCAAACATTACGCAAATGCCGCAAAGTCAATTTGATCGTTTAGGCGCAACGGTTGTTTCACTCGGGAACAACCTTGCGACAACAGAAAGAGATATTGTAAACATGTCGCTACGTTTAGCGGGTGCGGGGCATCAGATTGGATTGAGCGAAGCCCAAGTGTTGTCTTTTTCTGGAGCACTGTCCAGTGTAGGAATCGAGGCGGAGGCAGGAGGTAGTGCTTTTAGCAAAGTGATGGCGGATATGGCGCAAGCGGTGCATAACGGAGGCGACAAACTCGAGCACTTTTCGTTAGTGGCAGGGATGTCCTCCAGTCAATTTAAAGATGCCTTTCAACAGGATGCAGCGGGGGCATTGGTTGCTTTTATCGAAGGACTAGGGCGCATGTCTAAAGCAGGAGAAAATACATTTCACATGCTGGAGATGTTAAACCTGTCTGAAACGAGGGTGAGAGATACATTGCTTCGGGCCTCTGGTGCAGGCGATTTATTCCGCACGAGCTTGGAGCTGGGTTCCCGAGCATGGGCAGAAAATACCGCACTCACCAAAGAAGCGAATGAACGTTATGGGACAACCGATTCTAAGCTAAAGGTGCTTGAAAATCGGGTATCTGCTGCATCCAAAACATTGGGGGATGCGTTTGCGCCTGCGCTCATTGGATGCATGAATGTCTTGGAACCTGCTCTTGAAACGTTGCAAACCTGTGCGGAAGAATTTGCGAGCTTGGATACAGCTGCGCAAAAAAATATACTCGTTTGGACCAGTGTAGCCGTTGCCTTGGGCCCTGTCCTGATCATCTTGGGGCAACTCGCCGTGGCCATTAGTCGACTGATCATAGCCATTCGAGCATTAGGTGCTGCGATGATGTGGCTAATGACCCATCCGGTTGGACGGGTCATTACAGGCATTGCCGCATTAGGTATGTTATGGCTCAACTATCGGAGCAATATCAAAGAAGCAGAAAAGGCGACAAGGGAGCTTGGAGAGGCACAACAGAAACTGCAAAAGATCCAACAAAAGGGAATCGGGCGCAATGAGGTAGACGAAACGGAAAAAAAGATGGAAAAATTGAAAAAGCTCATCGACACCTATCAACTTTTCATCGCAACTGCAGAAAAAATGAAGCGCACGAGAGCAACACGTAGCCTTTTTGAAGCAGAGCGGAAACTGGGAGTTGATTTTGAAGACTTACAGAAACAAGCAAAAAAATTTGGTGTGGAGTTACGTTACCTAGGAGAAAATGGGAAAATAGCAGCTGGCTCATTGAAGGATTTGCAACGGGTCATGACGATATATAAAACGGCTGTCACGGATGCCAAACGGGCAACTGTACAAGAGTTACATACGCAAGCGGAAGCGATCGCCAAGCGGAAACAAGAAATCAATAGCATTCAGACGCTACTGAAAACGTATCAATCTGCCAAAAGAGGTACGGTAGATTGGAATCATGCACAAAAAGAACTTGTGCGTTTGTATCCACAACTTTCCACGGCTACAGGCGTGCATGCCAAAGCGGTTGAAGGGCTATTGCTGATCAAAAAGCAAGAAGTGGCACAAGAGTGGAAGAGTATCCAAGCGAAAGCCCAAGAAGCTTTGATGGTTAAACAAGCAGCGATTGCGAAACAACAAGCAGCTATTTCCATTGCCACCTCCATCACAAAAATTACGAGTGCAAGCGGAATGGCGCAAAGCGCACTGCAGAAAATGAACGATGAGCTCACCCGCTTACGAGGCGAGGCGGCGAGTTTACAAGCCCTTACGAACATAAAAGTGGAAGATATCCAAGTGCCAACGGTAGCTGCTGTTGCTGCTCCGAAAGTTCCGGGTCTCCCGGCAAAAGAGAAAACCGAGAGAACAGGGAAACAGGAGAAAAAAACTACCGCTTACGAGAATCAGGCATTGGACGCAGCCTATAGGCGGTTGGAACATAAAAAGCATTTGGATCAGCTTACACGTGATCATGAAGTGCAGATGTTGGAAGCGATCAAAGCGAAACATATCCAAACGGCAAGTGAGCGAATGGATATCGAAGAACGGATTTACGATGCGAAGAAAGCACGGGGAGATCACGTGCTGGAAAAAGCGTTGAAAGACTATGAACGCGAAAAGACGCTTCGTAAGTTGTCAGAGAACGATGAAATCGTGAGGTTGCAACGGATACAAAAGAAATATGCCGATTCCGTAGAAGATCGTGAGCGGATAGATGCCATGATGATAGATGCGAAACAACGCAAGCTGGAAGCGGAGAAGCAACGACACAAACAGGCCATCGACTACACCAAACAACAGTTACAATTGGCTTATGAGGACAAAGTAGCGAGGGAGAAACTCTCCGCAGAAGAATCTTTTCGATTGCAAGATAAGCTGTTGAACGATCAAATATGGCTGAATAAAAACTATGTAGAAAAAGTAAGAGCGGATGCCAGATACACGGCTGAAGAAAAAAAGGACATAGAAAGACAAGTCACGACAGAAATTCGCAGGCAGATCAACGAACGTCTAGTTCTGAGAAGAAGGTACACCGAAGAAATACAGAACCTGCAAGAACAGCAAAAGAAACAATGGATAGAGGACACGAACAAACTATCTCAAGGGCTACAAGCTGCTTTGCGCGAAAAATACCAAGCGGAAAAGAAAGCAGAAGAAGATCGCATTCGGCAGTCGATAGCCGCACACGAGAAGTGGAAAAAAAATCAGCTCGATACGGTCAAGTCGTTATACGATGAGCGCATGAAACAAGCGGAACGAGCATCTAAGGTTGAAATCCAGTCCATCGAACGTGTCATGAATGCACAAATCGAAGCGATACAAGCGCAACTTCATGCGCTCGAGAGGACGGAAAAGCAAACAACGCGCGAGGAGTTAGACGCCGAAGACCAGAAAAAGATCGACCGTTTACAAACCCAAATGGAGTATGAGCATGACCATTTTAATCGATTGCAATTGCAAAAAGAATGCAATCAGATTGTGCAAGCACGTGAAAAACGTCATCAAGCGGAGATATTGTCAGATCGAAAAGAAGCGCTGAAAGAAGAGGAAAATACGCTTCGTGAGCAGCTCAAAGAGAAAACAGGCTTGCTTAAAACCCAATTAGCGGAAAAGAAGCAGCTTCTGCAAGCGGATCGGGAAGCTGAAATCAATCGTATAAATCAAATTGCTGAAGCGCAACAAGCCCATTTTACGCACATGTTGAACGAAACACACGTGCATTATAACCAACTGTTGGCAGCCAAAAACATCCAAGCAGAAGCAGAGAAGATGATTGTCCAAAACCAACAAGAAGAGATTATCCACTTGCTGCATCATTTTGGAGAAGCGTACAATCTTGCGGGGCAAACGTTAGGGGAGCAGATGTATCAAGGGTTTAAGGAGCAAGTTTCCCAAATACAATCTTTAATTGATGACATCCAAGCACAAATTTCTGGTGCTCGCCACGCAGCCATATCGGCGCTTCGAGAGGTATCTACATCCGGTCGTACCTATGGGGAAGATAGCCGAACATCGTCATCGAAACGCACGATATCCGTTACGCACAATCATTACGCTCCAGTTACTTCGCCAAGCGAGATTAGTCGTGCCTCGACAAGAGCAGCCCAGCGGTTGGCGTTTCAAGTATAAGGAGGTGGAACTGAGATGCAAGTGATTACCTTTGCAAATGCAGGTGGGGAATCCATCACCATGGATCGATATGGGCCCTATATTTTTGATCATATTGAAGGGACAGGCGGGGTGCCGATGGATATCAAAAGCACCAAGTCTCCCTATCAAGATGGGAGTAGCTTTGTCGATGTCCAACTCGCAGAGCGTGCCATCTCAATAAAGGGTACAATCATCTGTAAGTCTCAACGACAAATGTACGAGTATCGGCGGCAGCTGAGTCGCATTCTAAATCCCAAACTTGGACAAGG